GAATATCCGACCATGACCTCCTACTTGTATCGCATGCCGTCGGGCATTCCCGGCATGGTGTCCCGCGAAGAGAACAAGACCATCGAAACGGTCCCGTTCGATTCGGCTGCTCCGTTCTCCGCATTCGGCCTGTTCGGCAAGATCGTGTCCGGCAAGCTCGATCCTGTCGGCGCCGGTGACGTTGCCACTTCCATCTATGGCCTGCTGGTGAAACCGTTCCCGGCCAATTCCAGCCAGGAAGTCCTGGGCGTCGCTGTCCCGCCGACCTCTGGCCCGGCCAACGTGCTGCGCCGTGGCTATGCCACCGTGCAGCTCAACGCCGGCACCGCCGCACTCAGTGGCGCGGTCTATGTCCGCGTTGCAAATGCCGCCGCTGGCAAGCCCATCGGTGGCATCGAAGCTGCTGCCGATAGCACCAACACCATCGTTGTCGCCAACTGCACCTTCATGGGTCCGGCTGACGCCACTGGTAACGTCGAAATCGCCTACAACATCTGATCCCACCCACAAGCTGCCACGCACTGAAACCGCCTCCGGGCGGTTTTTTTGTGGGCGCGATTCGGAGACCGAATACATGAAAGCACTGAACCTCCCGCGCTCTGTAAAGCGCGCCTACACGCGTGATGGTCTGATGACCTTCGACGCGGCCACGATCGACAGCTCCGGCTCGTTCCTGATCGGTGAGCTGGAGCGTCTGGACCAGACCCTCCACATGCCGCTGGCCTCGGTCACCTGGGGCCGCGACATCCTGCTGCGTGAAGACGTCTCGATCGCCGATGAGGTGTCGAGCTTCACGAACTCCAGCTTCGCTGCGGCAGGCGGTCCCTCGCCGAGTGGCAAGAGCTGGATCGGCAAGGATGCGAATGTCATCGCCGGCATTCAGCTGGACATCGGCAAGACCGCCAACCCGCTGACCCTGTGGGGCCAGCAGCTTGGCTGGACGATTCCCGAACTGGAATCGGCTCAGAAGCTCGGCCGCCCGGTCGATCAGCAGAAGTACGAAGGCCTGCAGCTGAAGTACAACATGGACGTGGATGAGCAGGTCTACATCGGCGACACCACGCTCGGCTTCACGGGTCTGGTGAACAACGCTGGCGTGTCGACCACCAATGCCGTGAACGGCAACTGGAACAACGGCACGACCACCCCGGCGCAGATCCTGGCCGACGTGAACACGTTGCTCGAGGGGGTGTGGCAGTCGTCTGCCTTCGCCCGCTGCCCGGACAAGCTGCTGCTCCCGCCGATCCAGTTCAGCTATCTGGTCAGCACGCTGATCAGCTCGGCCGGCAACATCAGCATCCTGGAGTTCCTGAAGAACAACTCCATCTGCAACAGCATCAACGGCCGCCCGCTGGACATCCAGCCGCTGAAGTGGCTCGCCAATCGCGGCGCGTCGAACAAGAACCGCATGGTGGCCTATACCAACGACCGCAACCTGGTCCGCTTCCCGCTGGTCCCGCTGCAGCGCACCCCGCTGGAATACCGCGGCATCCACCAGCTCACCACCTACTTCGGCCGCCTCGGCGTCGTGGAAGTGGTGTACGGCGAAACCCTCGGCTACGTGGACGGCATCTGATGGCCAGCAAACTCGTCAACGTCGTGAAGTCCTTCACCCTGACCATCGTTCGCGATGGTCAGCTGGTGAAGGAGAAGATCGAGGCCGGTATCCAGCGCCTGGAGGAAGAGATTGCCGAGCACTGGTACACGCAGGCACACTCGGCGGACGTTCCGGAAGGGGTGACCCAGACGGACGAAGAGGCAGAAGCCGCCGCAGCCGCCAAAGCTGCCGCCGCAGCCGCCAAGGCAACCAAGAGCTGAGCATGACCGTCACCGCCGACCAGCTACGCACTGACTTCCCCGAGTTCGCCGATACCACTGCGTATCCGGACTCGGGCGTCAATCTGTGGCTTGGCCTTGCCGCTGTCACGCTCCCGGAGAACCTCTGGGGTGCGTGGTGGGTGCTTGGCCAGGAGCTGTTCGCCTGCCATCACCTTGTGCTTGCCGCGCTGGCCTCTGAAGACGTCGCCGATGGCAATCCGCCCGGCGAGGTGACCGGTGCCACGTCGGCCAAGGCGGTGGATAAGGTGTCGGTCAGCTACGACCCCAGCACCGTCAGCCTCACGGATGGAGGTTTCTGGAACATGAGCCGCTACGGCATCCAGTTCCTCCAGTTCGCCCGGATGATCGGCGCCGGCGGTCGGCAGTTCTAAGCCATGGGCGTCAAGATGACCAAGGACAACGTGTCGGTTGTCCTGCGGTCGATTCAGCAGCTGGCGTCCAACGAAGTCCTGATCGGCATCCCGGCATCTACCACCGAGCGCCAGGACGGCGAGCCGATCAACAACGCCACGATTGGGTATATCCAGGAAACGGGGTCGCCGGTGAACAACATGCCGGCACGTCCTTTCCTGGTTCCAGGCGTGGAGTCGGCTCAGAAGGCCGCCACGGACGAGCTGAAGAAGGGCGCCGACGATGCAATGGATGGCAACGCGCAGGCCGCCGACAAGGCCTTGCACAGGGCCGGCATCGTTGCTTCGAATGCGGTGAAGGCGAAGATCAATGCGGGCATCGCGCCGGAACTGGCACCTTCGACCCTTGCCGCACGACGACGCCGCGGCAGGACCGGAACGACCCCGCTGATTGACACCGGATCGCTTCGAAACGCCATCACCTACGTCCTTCGGAAGAAGTAGTACGATATTGGTGTGGTGAATGCGCAGACTGATGCGATGTAAGGGCAAAAACATGGTAGGCCGCACATGGGCTCCCACTGGCGGCGGCAATGAGAATTGCTAAGCAGACCATGCCGGAGTTCAGTGCCGGCCACCACAAACCCCGCTTCGGCGGGGTTTTTTATGGAAATGACCCATGCCACGACTCAACGTGACTCGCGTGCTCTCGTCGCGCGAGTTTGTCGATCGCACGCTCGTTTGTCGCCGCAATGCGCAGACCGTTGGTAACGATGGCATTGCGGTGAACACCCCGACGGACACGCCATTTTCTGGCGTCGTGACCAACGACCAGGGCGACATCCTCAAGCGCTTCCCGGAAGGCTCGTACGTCACCGGGTCGATCATGGTCCATTCGAAGTTCCCGCTGACGGCTGGGTCGGATGGCATCGATGCTGACCTCGTGCAGTGGAAAGGCGACTGGTACACGGTGTTCAACATCTCGGACTGGACGACGTACGGCGCTGGCTTCACGGCAGCGCTCTGCACGCCCCAGAAACTCTCCGGAGGCTAAGCAGTGCCCAACGATTCCTCGACCGGCGGTTACATCCTGCCGGCGGGCAGTCCTGCGCCACTGGAAGACGCAGCGCTCGATGCGCTGTTGCAGCAGGTTGTTGTCGGCGTGACCGGTTTGCCCGGCAGCATGGTTCGCCCTCGTTGGCAGCCGACCGTCCCCAAGCAGCCGGAGCCAGCCACAGACTGGTGTGCCATTGGCGTCACAAATATTGATCCGGATGACTACCCGGTCGAACAGCACGATGGCACTGGCGACGGCCATGACAACTACGCTGTCCACGAAACACTGATTGTCCTGGCCAGCTTCTACGGCCAGAACAGCATGTCCTTCGCCAAGCTCATGCGCGACGGCCTCTACATCGCCCAGAACCGCGAGCAGCTCACACCGCAGGGGATCGCGGTTACCGATGTCGGTAAGCCGGTCGCCGCGCCCGAACTAATCAACCAGCAGTGGGTCCGCCGCTTCGACGTCGCGATCCGGTTCCGCCGCAAGGTGGAGCGCAGCTATCCCATTCTCAACATCCTGTCGGCTCCATTCGAGATCGACACGGATTCTCACGACTAACGGAGCATCCCCATGTCGCAAGGTCTTTCCGTCAGCGATGTCGTCAACGTACAGGTCACGCTGAATCCTTTGGCGGCCGCTGTGCGTAATTTCGGTGCGCTGCTGATTCTCGGATCGTCGGCCGTCATCGATACCAACGAGCGAATCCGGCAGTACACGACCCTCGCCGGAGTGGTAGCGGACTTCGGTTCGTCAGCTCCCGAATACCTGGCGGCCAGCCTGTTCTTCTCACAGTCGCCGCAACCGTCGGTTCTGTATATCGGACGCTGGGCCAAGGCCGCGACCTCGGGCGTGCTTCACGGCGGCGTCCTCTCCGCAGCTCAGCAGGCGATCGCCAACTTCACCGCGGTCAGCTCTGGCGGCCTGAAGATCACCGTCGACGGCACGCTGAAGACGCTGACCGCCATCAACCTGTCCGCGGTCACCAACCTCAACGGCGTGGCCTCGGCAGTTACCACTGCCTTGGCTGGTGTAGCCACGGTGACGTGGAACGCCAACTACAACCGGTTCGACGTCGTCAGCTCGACCACCGGCGCCTCTTCCAGCGTCAGCTACGCGAGCAATCCGGGATCGGGCACGGACATCTCCGGCCTGATGGGCTTGGTCACAGGTGTCGCCTCGGTGCCGGTGCAGGGCATCGTCGCTGAAAGCTTGCTCGCCGGCGTCCAGGCGTGCGCCCCGTTCGGCGACTGGTATGGCCTGACTGTGGCTGATGCTGCTGTGGTGGACAACGATCACATCGCTGTTGCCACGTACATCGAAGCGGCCTCGCCGAGCCGCATCTACGGCATCACGTCGTCTTCGAGCGCCATTCTCGATCCCACCCAGACCACGGACCTTGCCTCGAAACTTCAGGCAGCCAACTTCACGCGGACCTTCATCCAATACTCGAGCAGCAGCCCTTATGCGGTGGCATCGCTCTATGGTCGCGCCTTCACGGTCAACTTCACCGCGAACAACAGCACGATCACGCTGAAGTTCAAGCAGGAACCGACGGTCACGCCGGAAACGCTCAACGAGACCCAGGCGGCGACCATCGACGCCAAGAGCTGCAACGTCTTCGTGAACTTCAACAATGCGACGGCCATCGTCCAGCAGGGCGTGATGTGCAGTGGCGACTTCTTCGACGAACGCCACGGCCTCGACTGGCTGCAGAACGCCGTCCAGACCAACGTCTACAACCTGCTGTATACGAGCCCCACCAAGATTCCGCAGACCGATGCCGGCACCAACCAGATCGCCGGCGCGATCGAGCAGGCCTGCGAGGAAGGCGTGAACAATGGCCTGATGGCGCCGGGTGTGTGGAACGCGCCAGGATTCGGCGCGATCTCGACCGGCCAGACCCTGACCAAGGGCTACTACGTCTTCATGCCGCCGGTGGCCAGTCAGAGCCAGGCGGACCGCGAGGCCCGCAAAGCCCCCACCGCACAGGTCGCGGTCAAGCTTGCCGGCGCCGTGCACTTCGCCAACGTCCTCATCTCCGTCAACCGCTAAGGAGCCGCCATGGGCCGCGCTTATAGTTTTCTCGACGTCCAGGCCACCATCACCGGCCCGGGCGGTTCGTTCAATCTTGGCAACGGTGCCGGTGCTGCTGAAGAGGGCATCGACATCGAAATGACCGAAGACAAGAACAACATGACCGTCGGTGCCGATGGCACCCCGATGCACAGCCTTCATGCGGGCAAGTCGGGCACGGTCACCGTGCGATTGTTGAAGACCTCCCCAGTGAACGCCCAACTGCAGGCCATGTACGACCTGCAGAGCGTGTCCTCGGCGCTATGGGGCAACAACATCATCACGATCAACAACACGGCCAGCGGTGACAACGACGGTTGCCGTGCTGTGGCATTCAAGAAGCAGCCGAAGAACACCTACGCCAAAGACGGCGGCACGAACGAGTGGGTGTTTGATGCTGGCTACATCGACCAGATCCTTGGCACCTATTGAGGTAGACCATGGACTTCGAAATCAATGGCCAGCAGTACCGTAGCGGCAAGCTCAATGCACGCCAGCAATTCCATGTAGCCAGGCGTCTTGCGCCTGTGCTGGGTGGACTGGCGACGGCATCGCAGGGCAAGACCGATAACTTCGCGACCTTCCTGCAGCCCATCGCCGACGCGATCGCCGGCATGTCAGATGCGGACTGCGACTACGTTCTGGATAACTGTCTGGCCATCGTCCAGCGTCAGCAGGGTTCATCCTGGGCCAACATCTTCGTCAACAAAGCGCAGATGTTCGACGACATCGACATGGGCGTGATGCTCCAGATCGCCTCCAAGGTCATCACGGAGAATCTTGGCGGTTTTTTTCAAGGAAGCGCCGCGTCCCTACTGAGTACCCCGACGGCGGCAGCGTAGTTTGGGCCTCCTTGCCTGATGGCGAGGATTGGCTGATGCGTCCGGTGATCAAGGGTTACTGCCAGCTGGAAAGCCTGAAGAACGGTGCGTTGGACCTGGAAGACATTGCCTTGGCCAATGACGCGATCGACGTGATGGAAGAAAACCAGATCAAAGCGGAGCGACTGAGGCGATGAGTACGGAGGTTATCCGCGAGTTCCTGGTTTCCCTCGGCTACAAGGTCGATTCGTCCGGCGAGCGCAAGTTCGTCGACGGCGTCAAGAATGTATCCAAAGAGGTGGCGGCGCTTGGCGTAGCCGCCGTGGCGACAGCGACCGCTGTGATGGCGGCCGTATCCAAGATGGCCAATGGTCTGGAAGAGCTGTATTTCACCAGTCATCGGACGCGCGCATCCGCCGAAAACATCAAGGCCCTGGGCTTTGCCGCTGACCAGCTGGGAAGCTCGTCAGACGCGGCACGCGGATCGATCGAGGCGCTGGCTAAGTTCCTGCGCATCAACCCGGGCGGCGAAAGCCTGATCAAGTCCTGGGGTATCCAGACCCGCGATGCCAATGGCGAGCTGCGCGACACGACCGAACTGCTGACCGATCTCGGCAAGCTGTTCCGTTCGATGCCCTATGCTCAAGCCTATGCCCGAGCAAACGTGCTTGGCATCGACGAGAAGACCCTCCAGGCGCTGATCAAGGGAACGGACCAGTTCAGCGATCGCTATAAGCAGATTTTGGCCCGCTATGGCTTGGACGTCACCAAGGCCACAGAGCTATCCCACCAGTTCAACGTCAGCCTGCGCGACCTCAAGGCCAACTTCGAAGTTCTCGGCACGGTCGTCGGCACGCGCATCATCGGGATCCTTAACGAGCTGGAATACCGGTGGGATTCGCTCGACGCATCGACCAAGGACAACATCAAGACCACGGCTGAGTGGGTGGCTGGGCTTGTGGCCGGCGCGGCGATCATTCTTGGCGGTCCGGTGGCGTGGATTGGCGCGCTCGCCGCGGCCATCGCTCTCCTGTGGGACGACTACAAAGTCTGGAAGGAGGGCGGTAAAAGCCTGATTGACTGGGGTCGATGGAAGCCCGAGATCGACCTCGCCAAGGCTGGCATCGACCTCATTGCCGACGGGCTAAACAACCTTTGGGCGGTAGCGAAGTTCGCCTGGCCTCATATCGTCGAGGGATGGCACGAACTCACCGCCGCGGTGAAGGAGGCATACGAGTGGATCATGAAGGTGGTCCACGCTGTCGAGAACAGCAAGGCGATGCAGTGGGTGCTGGAGAAGACCCAGGGCACGCGTGACGCCGTTGGCTCGGCGTACTCGAAGGCCTACAACTGGCTGGCAGGGAAAGTCGACCAGGGCATGACGCCCGATGTGAAGAAGCACGCTGCATCCTTCGGGAACGCCGCGTCGCAGATCTGGAGCCAGATCACGGGCCAGCCGTACGAACACGGTACGCCGGACGCTGCGTCATCGGGCCTTCCCCTTGGTCTGCGACAGAACAACCCCGGAAACCTTCGTACGGGTCCCGGGGGGGCGTTTGGTTCCTACGCGACTCCGCAAGATGGGCTCAACGCCCTAAGCAATCAGCTGAGCCTGTACTTCACGGGTCAGTCGGCAGCGGCTGGGCACAAGAAGCTGCAGACCGTACGCGACATCCTGTCGACCTACGCACCGTCGAACGAGAACAACACCGGTGCCTACATCGCCGATGTGGCTGGCCGCCTGGGCGTGAGCCCCGATGCCCAGCTCAACCTCAACGATGTAGCAACCAAGGCCAAGCTCATGCAGGCCATCACCTTGCACGAGCAGGGCCGCAACCCCTACAGCGACGCAATGTACCAACAGGCGGCAGGAGCCAATCTGAGCGCTCAAACGACGATCAATGTCTACGGACCCGGCAACCCGCAGGAAACGGCCTCGGCCGTCGGCCGTGAGCAGGATTCGGTGAACCAGCGGCTTGTCCGTAACTTCCAGACCACGGCGGCAATGTGAGCGTCCTTTCTTCGATCGGCCTCGTCATCGCTGGTGAGGTCGAGGACATCCTGCTGCGGACTAACCGTTCGATCGGCACGATTATCCCCCAGTGCACCATCGAGGAGCGCGCGCGCGACGAACTGGCGATTACCGAGCACCCGATCCAGAACGGCGCCGCGATCACCGACCACGCCTACAAGCTGCCTTCCGTGGTCACGGCACGCTACGGTTGGAGCAACAGCGGGGCGATCTTCGATATCGGTGGCGGAGGCATCATCAGTTCCGACCCACAGGATATCTACGACCAGCTCTTGACCCTGCAGGCATCACGCCAGCCGTTCCTCCTTCAGACCGGCAAGCGGCCTTACAGCAACATGCTGATCCAGGCGATTGAGCAGATCACCGACAAGAGCACCGAGAACGTCCTGAGCGTCACGGTGACCTTCAAGGAGATTTTCATCGTCAACGTTCAGGAGGTCCAGGTCGATCCTGCCAACCAGGAAAGCCCGGAGCAGACCGCGCCGGTAGTGAACAACGGAACGGTGCAGCCGAAGCCCGTGTCGCAGAGCATCCTGTCGTCGTTCGCCGGATTCCTTGGTGGTGGCTCATGACCATCAACGAGATCCCACTGTCCGGGAAGTCGCAGTCGTTCCAGGTCGTCGTCCTAAACGTCACCTACGTATTTACGGTTATCTGGCGGGATGCAGCATCGGAGTGGGTGCTCGACATTGCTGACGTCAACAGCAACCCGCTGGTGCAGGGGCTTCCTCTGGTGACTGGCTGCGACCTTCTGGGGCAATACGCCTACCTGGGCCTTGGCTTTCAGCTGTGGGTGGCCACCGATGGCGACCCGGATGCCGTTCCTACCTACGCCAACCTTGGCACGCAATCGCACCTGTACGTGGTGACGCCATGACGCAGCAGTATCTGCGAGCGTGCTCGCTCATCGTTGGGAACCAAACGCAGGCGTACGACCTTTCCGACTTGCACATCAGGTTTGAGGTCAAAAACGCCACGGTGCAGACCCTGAAGACGCTTGAGGCGAAGGTCTTCAACATATCCGACGAGCTGGCGAAGCTCATCCAGAACGAGTTCACCTCGTTGAAGCTGAGTGCCGGCTATGAAGGCAACATCGCCCAAATCTTCACGGGCGAGATAACCATGGTCCGTCGCGGCAAGGAGTCGGCCACCGACACCTTCATCGACATCCAAGCGCAGGACGGAGATAAGGCGTTTGGCTGGGCGACGTCGAGCTGGACGATCGACAAGGGCTACAGCGCGGATGACATTTACCAGCACTGCCTGAAGGACTTGGAAGCCTACGGCATCACGGCCGGCTACAAGCCTGACTTTCAGAACAACGCCGCGCCAGACGCCAAGACCGTACATGCGCAGACGCGCGACGTTCTTAGGACCCTGGCGGAGCAGCAGAACTGCACCTGGAGCATCGAAGACGGCAAGCTGAACTTCGTTCCGGTGAAGGGCTATTTGCCCGGCAGCATCCCTCAGATCAACTCAGCATCGGGCATGATCGGGACGCCGCAGCAAACAATCGGAGGCTTGGTAGTCAGGATGCTTCTGAACCCGGCGATCAGAGCCGGAAGCAAGATCCAGTTGAACAACCAGGATGTTGCCTCTCTCACACTCACGAGCAAGTACCAGAAGGCCGAGGTCGTGCCGAGCTTCGATGCCGATGGCTTTTACCGCACGTTCCAAGTTCTCCATGCCGGCGATACGCGAGGGAATACCTGGTACACGGACTGCGTGTGTGCGGCCGTGGACGGAACAGCACCCTTGACCAGCAGCTTTGTTCAACAGGTTCCCGAAAATGGATAACCGTCAGCGCTGGAACGACGAAGAGGAAATGCTTCGCGTCGCCATCGAAGGACTGCTCACCCAGCTATGGACGTCATTGCCGGGGTACATCGTTTCGTACGACGCGACGACCAACACGGCGACGGTACAGCTTGGCGTACAAGGTCAAATTGCAGGCCCTGATCAGTCCCCTCAAAGTGTCAATTACCCGGTACTTTCTGGCGTTCCTGTGATTTTTCCTCGCGGCGGTGGGGCGACGTTAACTTTTCCCATTGCTCCCGGCGACGAGTGCTGGGTATCGTTTGCTTGTCGCGCAATCGGCGGTTGGAAACAGTCCGGTGGAATACAGCCGCCTAACGATTCACGCCGGCATGATTTGTCGGATGCGGTTTGTCATATCGGTCCGATGTCGCAGGCGAAAGTGCTCAGTTCGATCAGCACGTCGACCGTTCAGCTAAGGTCCGATGACGGGACATCGCATATTGAGCTAGACCCGGTGGGACACATCGTCAACATCGTAGCCCCAGGCGGTATCAATCTGACGGGTCCGGTCAATGTGAATGGCAGCACGACGTTTAACGGCATGGTGTCGGCGAACGGCAAGCGAATCGACAATACACATACACATACGGCGCAGGGCGCCACTGCAATCACCACTCCGGTGAACTGATGAAAAGACTCTTACATCTCGCGATATTACTTCTGTGCGCCATGTCCCCCATGACTGCTCAGGCACAGCAGAAACGAAGCCTTTACACCGGCGATCAGGTGAAGGCCATCTGGCAGGGCATCAAGGATAAGTGCCATACGCTTGCGCAGGCTGAAGGCAAGGATGAGCTTTACGACAAGTGCATCGCCTATCAAAAGGCAGAATGGAAGACCTTGGCGAACTTCTACGGTGACGACAGTGTGAGTCAGGCCGTTTGGGAGCGGTGCGATTTCGAGACGGGTTTTCGCCAAACGCTGGATATCCACACCTACAACCAATGCATACGACTGGCCAAAGACAGGGCCGACCTGCAGTGATCCACGACCCGCCGAAAGGCGGGTTTTTCGTTTAGGAGAACCCGTGCGCTATCGCAAGCTCGACGCCAATGGCGACTACACCTTTGGCCACGGTCAATCTGACTTCTACCGTGACTCGCCCGATGCCGTGGCTCAAGCCGTGGAGACGCGCCTACGCCTGTTCACTGGCGAATGGTTCCTCGACACGACAGCTGGGACGCCATGGCGCACGCAGGTGCTAGGCAAGTACACGTCCAACATCCGGGACTTCGTGCTTAAGCAGCAGATCGCCAATACGCAGGGTGTGCAGTCACTCGACTCTTACAGCAGCTCGGTCGATCCCAATACCAGGCGCTTCAGCGTGCAGGCCACCATCACCACCATCTACGGAACGGCTACCGTGGAGACTACGTTTTGATCACGACCACGGCTCCAACCATTTCGTCAACGGGTATCAGCGCACCGTCCTATGCCGACGTTCTGGCGTTCCTCCAGGGCCAGTATCAGGCGATCTATGGCGCCGATGTGTACCTCGATCCTGACAGCCAGGATGGACAGTTCCTTGGCATCGTGGCCAGCGCCATCAACGACGCCAATGCCGTAGCAATCCAGATTTATCAGAGCATGAGTCCGGCCACATCGCAGGGCGCAGCGTTGTCGAACAACGTAAAGCTCAATGGCATTGAGCGCGCTGCTTCCAGCTTTTCCAGTGTTGATGTTCTCATCACTGGACAGGCTGGCGTGACTATCAGTAACGGTATCGTCCAGGATAGCAATAGCAACCAATGGGCGTTGCCTGCGTCGGTTGTCATTCCGCCCGCCGGCCAGATCACGGTCACTGCCACGTGCTCGGTCATCGGAGCCGTCGACGCGGCCGCTGGCTCCGTCACGGTCATCAAGACCCCGACGCTTGGCTGGCAGTCGGTCACCAATCCGTCGGACGCTACGCCAGGTGAGCCGGTGGAGGATGATGCGGATCTCCGCTACCGACAGACCGTATCAACGGCCCTGCCATCCCTGACTGTGCTGGACGGCATTGTCGGTGCAGTCGCATCTATCACAGGTGTCGATCGCCTACGCGCCTACGAGAACGACACCAACGCGACGGACGCCAATGGCATCCCGTCGCATTCGATATCCCTGGTGATCGATGGCGGCGACGCGACGGCGATCGCCAATGCCATTGCTACGAAGAAGACGCCAGGCGCCGGAACCTACGGCACGACATCTGTGACGGTGACCGATATCTACGGCCGTCCGATCACAATCAATTTCTACCGCCCCACCAGTCAGGCGATCACGGTCGCCATTTCCCTTAAGGCTCTGGCGGGCTACAGCACGACCGTCGGTCAGGCCGTTCAGCAGGCGGTATCGGACTACATCAACGGCGTGGACATTGGTGGAGGGCAGAGCGGGACCGTGGAGTGGGCTGACGCGATCACCGCGGCCAACAGCGTACCGAACAGCAACACGTTCAAGCTGACGGCACTGACGCTTACGGGCCCGGGCGGCGCTGGTGTTCCTGATGTGCCGCTGGCCTTCAACCAGGTGTCGACCTGCACGCCGGCCGCAGTCGTACTAACGGTGTCCTGATGGCTGATGTATCGAAGTACGTCGGCCTGATCACGTCGGAGCATGCCGACAAGCCCAAGTTCAGCGCCATGGTGGCCGCTGTGGCGCAGTGCTTTGTTGACCAGCAGAACGCGCTCGGTGGCTTCGTACCGGCTTTTGATCTCGACCAGGCTATCGGAGACCAGCTCGACATCATCGGCCAGTGGGTTGGTATCAGTCGTCGCGTGAATACGCCGCTGACGGGCGTGTACTTCTCGTTCGACATCGTTGGTGTGGGCTTCGACCAGGGCGTCTGGCAAGGACCCTTCGACCCGTCCACTGGCGTGACGCTGCTCGATGACGACACCTATCGCGTCCTGATCCGAGCCAAGATCGGCGCAAATCACTGGGACGGCACGCTGGGTACATCAGCGGCGATCCTCGACCAGATCTTCGACAATGGAACGAACGTCTTCATTCAAGACAACCAGGACATGACGATGACCTTCGGCGTGTCCGGGGCCATTCCGTCCGCTGTGCTGCTTGCGCTTCTGAAGGGCGGATACATACCGCTCAAGCCCGAAGGTGTGCTCGTCAATTCTTACATCGTCACCAGCTCCACCGGCGCGTCCATATTCGGCTTTGACATGGAGAACCAATACGTGTCGGGCTGGGACGTGGGGGCGTGGGCAACACCGCTCTAACCATCTCGACAAGCATGACATCCAAGCCGCCTTCGGGCGGTTTTTTCATTTCTGGAGATAGACCTACATGAGCAATGACTTTCTCCCGTTCGCCACGGGATCGGGCGCGAATGTCCTTTCGCAGGCCGCATACGCAGCTCTAGCGGCTCTGGGTCCCGGGTTCGCTTCTGGCGTAGCTCAGTCCGCAGCGTGCAACAAGGCATGGCGTCAATCTTCAATCATGTCCGCCGTCGTCGCGCAGCTCATCGTCGACAACACCGGCCAGAACGCGACGGACGATGGGACCACGGCGACCCTGCTGGCCAACCTCAAGACGGCTGTGAGTGGTCGCCTCATCAACGTGCAGACCTTCAGCACGCCGGGCACGTCGACCTATACGCCGACGCCTGGGACGAAGTCCGTAGTCGTGGAGGTTCAAGGCGCCGGCGCTGGAAGTGGTGGCGTCGCTGCAACGACCTCCGGCCAGGTCGCGGCCTCCGGCGCTGGCGGCTCTGGCGCGTATGCGAAGGCACGGTTCACGTCGGGATTCAGCGGCGTCTTGGTGACGGTGGGTGCCGGCGGAACCGGTGGCGCGGCCGGAACGAACGGCGGTAATCCTGGGGGTACGTCAAGCTTTGGAGCATTGATCTCAGCGCCAGGTGGTAGCCCTGGTGGAAGTCTCGCTCCGGGGACCATCATTCCGATCGGTCGCGGCGGCAGCACTAATTCTTCTGCGCCTGCTGGTGGAAACATTGTCCAGTTTCCAGGCGCGCCTGGCGGCGGATCTCTGATGGTGTCGGCCAGCACGGGGTCGGTAGCCATTGGCGCCTCGTCGACGTTCGGTCCGGGAGGCTTGGGGAGTCAAGGTAACGGGGTTTCTCCGATCACTGCGCCGGGATTCGGGTGTGGCGCGGGAGGCATCACGCAAATTCAAAGCTCAGCTGCGGCGGCAGGCGCCGCCGGGGCGCCGGGAATTGTAACCGTGTGGGAGCTTGGCTAATGAAGACATACGCACGAGTAGACCAGGGTATCGTCATGGAGCTGTTCTCCACTGACGACGACATCACCAAGATGTTCAATCCGGCGCTAGTCTGGGTCGATGTCAGCGCCGTAGAGCCGCAACCGGCCTACGGCTGGATCGCGATCGAATCCGACGGCCAGTGGACATTCACGGAGCAGGACCTACCTGTTTAATAGGCGACCAGACGCTATAGTGTGTCAGTCACACAACAAGCAGGGACGATATGAGGCACGTCGGAAAGATTCTGGACGAGAATAGGGGAATGGGGCCTGGTTTCGGCCTCGCTCGCATCGGCCTTGCTATCACCATCATCGCTTGGCACAGCTTGGTGGTGAGCCAGGGCGACCGCTCGATCTTTGACCTGAAGTACACGTGGTCATTGAACTATGCACTGCTTCCCATGTTCTTCGGCTTGAGTGGTTTCCTCATTGCGGGGAGCGCTGTGCGTCTACGCATGCGTGATTTCTTTTTAAATCGCGCGGCACGCATTTTTCCCGCACTTGCCGTTGAGACCGTCCTTTCGGCCGTGCTGATTGGGTTCCTGGTCACCGACCTTTCCATCGGGCAGTACTTCACCGATCCCGCGTTCTTTACGTACTTCCGCAACATGTATGGCGCGGTGGTTTATGAGCTTCCGGGAGTGCATTTCCTGGCGCCGTATCCCAACATCGTCAATGGTGTGATATGGACGGTTCCAATTGAGCTGGCCTGCTACGTGGTCATGGGTGTGGTGATGGCGGTGAAGCTGCAGAAGCAGCCCTACTGGCTGATCGCCATTGGCTTGGCACTTCTCTACGTTCCGTACGCGATTGATGCGTTCCACCTGCAGAAGGTTGGACAGTTTATCGACGCGTCCAATCACCTGAGCTTTCTGAAGAACCTGCGCGGCGAGACGCTGCTTCCGTCTTTCCTGTTTGGCATAGCCGCTTACCACCTACGCTATCGCGTGCCTGTCTCGGTATGGAGCATCGCTGGCGCGTCGGCCATTATCGTTTCGCTCGGATGCGTTGGCACAGTTACGGAAGCGTTCGCGCATTTTTGGGTGCCAATGGTTATGTGTGTCGCAGCCGTACTTCTTGTCGTTCAGATCGGATGCCTTGATCTGAGACGCATGACACCTAAGGGCGATTATTCGTACGGGCTATACATCTACTGCTTTCCCATCCAGCAGATCGTCAATCGTGAAATGCACATCAGCGGCATCACTGGGTTCGCGTTCAACTTCTTGGCGAGCCTCGCGATAGCC